CTCAATTGATAGAAACAAGGAAATCATTTAACATGGAAAACCAAGATTCACATATGAAAATTGTTGTTACCTCATTGGTGTGTATCACCATTATTGTTGTATCGGTAATCATTAGTGGTTATTTGTCAAATACAAATGATCGAAACAACATGGCAAAGAACATGGACACCGCCATTCAAAAAGGTATTGACCCTATCTCTGTTAAGTGTGCATATGCAACACAAGCAGATAACCTTTGCATGGTTTATGCATTGAAGGTCAAATAATGCCCACTAAAGATGAAATTCGTGAATTCTCTCTGAAAATTGCGGAGATTGCTGAAGAATATAATATTCATTGTATGGATGCAATCATTCAATACTGTGAAGAATCAGGTATTGAAATTGAGGTGGCTGCCACCTTGATTTCATCACACCTTAAAGCAAGAATCCGTGAAGAAGCACAATCAGTTAATCTGATTAAAAAGTCGAGTCGGTTACCTATTGTATGATATAATATTCATCCGGTTTTCTTTTTAATTTGGAAGAAATGTTGGACTTTGTACAGTTCATAAATTCGGCCGCTGATGTTACTGATTCAAATAATCCAAAAGGTGTCATTATTCTTTTTCTCTTTTTCGGTATAGGTTTGCCTTTTTTCGAATTTGATAAATTCTGTTTATGGTGTTCTGAAAAAATCATCCCTTTTCTACCGTTTGAAATATTAGTTTTATGTTCCGAACTTTTTGGTCCTAACATTTTTTTGATAGAATTCTCCGTGTGTTTAAAACCTAAATTGAAACCTTTCATTCCCTTATTCCACGGAGATTTGTTATAGTGGATACTATTCATACCTGAAATTTTATTTAAGGTTTCTTGTGTATGTTTGTAATTCTCTACACCATCACCTCCATCGGTTTTATTTCTTAATATTCCTGTGCCTATGTCAATTCTACCATACCATCTTATCATTCGGCGTTCCAAAGCTAGTGCTCCAACTTCAGTTAAATTACATTCAACAATTATGACTCGTGATTTGTCTTTTGGTGGCTTAATTTCTTTTTTAGATTTTAACCAAGCTCGTGTTTTTTGACCTTTTCCAAAATAATATGGTGTATTATCTGGACGTAGATATGCATAAACATAAGAACCGGGTGGTGTGTTGGTTTTGGAATAAATATCCATGCTGACATTCCTTTACAATGTTAGAGTAGGTGCGAACGGCTAATTCGGTGACCTACACTTATTTATAATAGATATGACAGAAAATACTGGTTTCGAAGCGTACAAACTTTATTCTGCAATGAAGTTACACTTCACCTCTAAATCCTATGATTATTTCCGATACAACGGAAAAACTAACGTGTCACAGGATAACTTTTTAAAGAATAAAGCAAAATATCAATTCTACAAATTGTCCCGTAAGTATTCACTGGACGAATTGCGTAACTTTTATTTGGCGAATTTCATTTATGGCAGTTCAACATGGGTTGGTGAAATGACTGGACCTGAGGGTGAAGTGGCATACAAAAAGTGGCAAAAGATTAACCAGAGCTTGACATATGTCTTTGAAAATGATATACTTGGTCTTATTGGAAATGATGCGCCAGAACAAATGTTGATTGTCAATGATGGTCAACATCCAACTTTACTCCGTGAGGTTATGTCTGGCACTATCTCTATGGAAAGTTTGTGTATACTTAATGATATTATGAACTTCTTTCCCATGTGGGACCGTAAAATCAATGATGATATTATCTGGCCCAATTGGCGATTGAAATGTGAAAAGTATACACCTTTTATCCAATACGATAAAGTTAAATTCAAAAATATACTTAAAGAAGTGATTATAGAACATGCCTAAATTTACCAAAATCTACCTTGATATGGACGGTGTAATTGCCGATTTTCATAAACGATACCATGAAATCCACAATACAAGTCCATCAAGTGATGATGCTCGTAAAAGGTTTGGTCAACGTTTTGCTAACTTTATTCAAAACAAAGAATTTCAGAACCTTGATCTGATGCCTGATGCTAATGTATTGTTGACTTATCTTAATCGTTGTGGTGTTCCTGTAGAGATTCTATCTTCTACTGCACGACCAGTAAACAATGCTGAAATTTCTCGTCAAAAAGAAATCTGGCTTGGTAAACACAACATCAACTATCCTGCAAATTTTGTACCAGGTAAAGCACTAAAGTACAAGTTTGCCGATGAAAATTCCATTATCATTGATGACACTCAATCTGTTATCGATGATTGGAACAAAGCAGGTGGTACTGGCATTCATCACCATGATGCCTTGACAACCATCTCCATATTAGATACACTCCTGCGTGTATAAATATGGTTATATTATGTACAATGTGGACAATCCGTTTTAATTTTAATACTCCGTTTTATAAGGAAATAATATGAGTTCATTTGCAAACCTCAAACGTCAATCTGGCAACTTGGATAAGCTTGCCAAAGCAGTCGAAGCATTAAATTCTAATGCCGCTACCGACAACAAAGACAACTATTGGAAACCAGAAGTAGACAAAGCAGGTAATGGTTCTGCCGTTATCCGTTTCTTGCCTGCGCCAGCAGTTGATGGTGATGATGCGTTGCCTTGGGTTAAGATTTTTGGTCACGGCTTCCAGGGTCCTGGTGGCTGGTTGATTGATAACTGCTTGACAACCAAGAATCAACAATGTCCTGTGTGTGAACACAACAACAAGTTGTGGAATTCTGGTATTGAAGCCAACAAAGAAATCGTCCGTAAGCAAAAACGTAAGTTGAATTACATTGCTAACGTGTATATCGTTTCTGATCCTAAGCATCCAGAGAATGAAGGACAAGTTAAATTGTTCAAGTTCGGTGCCAAGATTTTTGAGAAGATTACAGGTGCAATGAATCCTGCTTTCGAAGATGAAGTTGCTATCAACCCATTCGATATGTGGACTGGTGCAAACTTCAAGTTGCGTATCACTAAAGTTGCTGGTTACCAAAACTACGACAAGTCTGAATTTGCCGCACCATCTGTCCTATTGGAAGATGACGATGAATTGGAAAAGATTTGGAAGGCAGAACACTCTCTTGCAGAGTTGGTTGCAGAGAAAGAATTCAAGTCTTATGATGACTTGAAGGTTCGTCTTGAAAAGGTTCTTGGTCTTAATGGTGAAACACCAGTAGCAAAAACTACTGTTGAAACTATCAAAGAACAAGTTCGTAAAGCACCTAAAGTAGAAGCTGATGATCCTCCATTTGAGACAGAGGATGATGACTTGGCTTACTTCAGCAAGTTGGCTGAAGATTAAACTCTACGTATATTAGTCTCAATGATCCAGCGTAATGTTGGATCAACTTCTCTTACGTTGAAGTTATCACCATAACTCACAGTATCATCGGACTTAGCAGTTCTGTTGATACTCTTAGAGTTGTCGACCACAATAGGTTTTAATGAACCTGTTGTGGTTTTTTCATTTTGGTTCTCAGCAATTGCTGCTTGCACTCTTGATGACACAGCACTCGGTGATGATCCAGCCGGTGTTGCGGTCATAGAACCTACGGTTGGTGGTGAAACAAAGCCTCTACCTGCGCCTGCGGAAGAGGCAGGAGAAGTACTACCGGCAGTAGGTGTAGGTGATGGTGTGGTCGTTGCAGATGCAGTTTTAGGAGGTGCAATAGGTGTACTTTCAACCTTTGTTGCAGTTTCAGTGCCTGTAATCTCTTTGATAGAATCCGAAATGTCTTGCAGTCTAGCACTTGATGCTCTTGGATCATCATCTTCAGGGAATACACCATAAGTTTCTTTATAGATGTCTCTGGCCATCAGTGCAACATCTATTGCAACAGAACCAGCAGTACCGACACCAGGAATAGTACCAAGTGCACCAGATGTTGCTTCAGCAGCCGCACCTTTGAAATCGCCCGCCATTGCACGGTCAGCAGCAAACCAAAGACCTGCGCCAAGACCAATCAATGGTATCTTTTTAACTATCGATTTGCCTGCGGCACCTAAAGCCTTGGTGACTGCCTTCTTAATCAATGTCTTATCTGCAACTTTTGATGCTGCTTTGCCAACAGATTCAGCGGCTTCTTTTCCTGCAACTTTACCTAAGCCTTTTGCTGCGGCTCTTTGTGCAATCTTTTCTTCAGCAGTCATTAAGAAACCAGGTTTCTCAGCAATCTTGGTTACGGTTGTTGCAGACTTGCTTGCAACTTCAGTGGCAACCTTTTCACCAGCAGAACCAGTTAAGAATTTACCAAGTTTACCAATGCCTTTACCAACCGAACGATTGGCACGTAGAACAGATTTGACCAAGTTTCTACCAATCTTGGTCTTTAACATTCTTTTAAGTGCAAACTTACCGCCTTGATATGCGGCAACACCTTCAATTATGTCACCAACTACACTACTACTATCACCTTCACCACCGGCACCACCGACACCAACTGGTGTGGCAGTTTTACCACCAGCGGATTTGATGACTTCTTTATTCCATTCAGTGCGTTCTTTCTTACGTGCCTTTTCTTCATCACGGTCTAGTTCATGTTGCTTGATATCTTCCTCATGATACTTCTTCATAAGGTTAAGTAATCGTGCCATTAAGTCACCAGTACCGTCACCTTTACGGAATCTACGTTGCTGGTTTTCAGAAACAGAAGTATATGTTGCAGTGTCTAATGCACCAACTTTCTTGCCTGTTGTAGCAGGATTACTTACTGCTTTAATTTTTGATTTTGTACGTCTACGACCAGTGAAATACTCCAAGTCATTATCACTACGACCAGTGGCCAAACCCAAAATGGTCGCACCAAGTGGACCAGTAAATCTTCTTGCAATACTCAATGGGTCAAATGCCTCTTGGAACCCCATCATTTTGGCTTCAAAAGATTCTGATAAAGTCTTTGTTATGGCACCAAAACCATGACCTTCTAATAGATTTTCTCTAAACAGGTCTTTCAATCCGGTGTTTCTAATTGCACGGCCTTTGTTACGAGACATGCCACCTTCAGTTTGTGTTTTATCTTGAGGTTTTTCTGCCTCTTTATTTTCAATTGGTGTGTTTGGATTACCCAAAACTTCTTTTTCTTTTCTACTTGCCAAACGTCCAAAACCACCTTTTTTGTGCACCTCGTACCATGCACCCTTACCTCCAAAGGCCTTTTTGTCCCAAAGGAAATCTTTTTTACCTGCTTTTCTTACTATTGGTTGGTCCATTATACGTAACTCAGTTTATTTTGTAATAGTTGTGGTGCGTCAGACATGGGTGGTCGTTGAACGATGTTGACAGTTTTTGGTCTTATTGTATTATTTACAACAGTTGAATTGTTCACTAAAGCCAAAGTGCCACCGTCAGAATCTTTCTTCATGTCGGAGTTCTCGGTAGAAACCTTATTTAACTGTTGACCAACAGAAGGTGCGGTTGTTTGTGGTGTAACAACTGCCACCCTAGTTGGTTCTGGTGATCCTGGTGTTGTTGAACCATCTGGTTTTACAATAGCAACTCTACCAGGAGTGAAACCTTCAACTTTTTCAGAAGCTTTCAACCATGCTTGTTTTTGACTCTCATTCAAACTTGCAACTGCTGTTGAATCTGGTACACCAATAGCAGTAGTCACTTGTTTTATGTAATTCTCTGTATTGTTTTCTGAAGGTGGTGCATATTTGCTTATTGCTTGACGAACACTAAGATTCTTATACAAGTTTGAATTAAACAAAAGATTATATCTTGCCTTTTCACCTGCCTCTAGTGTTGGGAAAACAGCAAAACCACCTGATTCACCAATAGAACCATTCTCTTTAGCAATAGAACCATTTCTTAAATTTCCAGGATTATTGTTGCGCCAAGAGATTGTTCCACCTTCACGTGATTCAACTGAACCATCAGGTAAAGGAATCTTAGTAAAAATACCAGCATTCAAAAATTTACCCGATGCAACACCTTTTGCTGCCAAGGTTGCACCGGCTGCACCAGCAGCTGCGGCACCAACTGGACTACTCAACACAGAACCAATACCACGGGAAACTGCACTAATGCCTCTTGAGGTTGTAGATAAAGCGAACTTAGCAACACTACTCAATACACCTTCTTTTGGTTCTGGTTTACCGAAATTTTGTAATGGATGACCAGCAGAAGCAGGTGTTGCGTTTGTCTGAGTAACTCTCTGTACCACCTCAGGATGTTCTTCTGCACCAATTTTGGAGACTTTCTCCAACGTGGCACCTTTGCGTGTCAATGATTGTTCTTCTGGTTCCCTATCACCTTTAATTTGACGCAATAGAGATTCATGTGCACGTTTTTCTTTTTCGTGTTCTTCTTTTTTAAAGTCTCTGGTCAACTCTCGTTGAGTTTTTGTTTGTTCACGAGCAGCCTTCATGAAGTTGATTACTTTGGCAACAACATCGGCAACACCGTCACCTTTTCTCATTCTTTGTTTCTGGTCTTCAGAAATT